GAGCTTCTCACTTCTTTAAATGCAAAAACAGATGACGAACAATGGTTGACCGAAGAAACAGAAAAGTGGGCTAAGAATCAAGCTGTTTACAATGGTATTGTTCAGAGTATATCTATTCTAGAAGGTAAGGATAAAGTTCTTACTAAAGATGCAATTCCAGAAATTCTTACTGAAGCATTAGCTATTTCATTAGATAAAAGTGTCGGCCATGATTATTTTGAGGATGGGGAAGACCGTTGGGAATTTTATCACAAGAAAGAATCTAAAATTCCTTTTGATATGATAATGCTTGATAAGATTACAAACGGTGGTATCTCACCAAAAACACTTACCGTTTTATTGGGTGGAACTGGTGTCGGTAAGACATTGGTGAAAACTCATTTGGCTAGTCAATATCTAAAACAGGGAATGGATGTTTTATATATTACTATGGAAATGGCTGCAGAAAGAATTGCTGAAAGGGTTGATGCAAATTTGATGGATACTGATTTGAATGATTTGCATATGATGCCTAAAGATACATTTGAGAAAAAACTTAAAGAGGTTAAAAAAGGAAAGTTGATTGTCAAAGAGTATCCAACAGCTGGAGCTCATACTGGAAACTTTCGTGCTTTGATAAGAGAATTACAAATCAAAAAAGATTTTACACCACAAGTTATCATTTTAGATTACTTAAATATTTGTGCATCCAGTAGAGTTAAGTGGGCTGCAAATATGAATACTTACATTTATATTAAATCTATTGCTGAAGAGATTAGAGGATTAGCAGTAGAATGTAATGTTCCAATTATCACAAGTTCACAATTGAATCGGGAAGGGTACACAAGTTCTGATCCTGATTTGTCTAATACTTCAGAAAGTTTTGGTTTACCAGCAACAGCAGATTTGATGTTAGCAATTATTGCAAAGGATGACGGAGCTGGTGTGAATAATCAAATCTTGTTCAAACAATTGAAAAACAGGTATAGTGATATTTCTATGAACTCTAAGTTTCTGGTAAATGTTGTGAAAAAGAAAATGAAGTTGATAGATATTGAGGAAGACGATCAACCAGTATTAGCTAATGATGGAAGTAATAGATTCCATGAGAAGAAGGCAGAAGCTAATACCACAACTAATCCTATGACGTTTACGACAAAACCAGAAAAAAGACCAAATTTACATACAACTGCTAAACCGTATGAAAATTGGAAGATGTGATATATTATAAATAGTTATACAATTCAATAAGGAGGCTGTATGCAAGACCTAACGATTTCTGAGGGCTGGTTTAACCGTGATAAGGAAAATAAACCTGTAATGAAAAAGTTATGTGAACATAAGGCAAATACAACCACATTGGACTATGATGTGGGCATTGAATATTGTAATTTTTGCGGTGCTTTAGGGCATTATAGTGTTGATAAAGATATGGTTGAGTGGAAATTACCAGAATTTCTGGTAAAACAGAACTATAATTGATGTTTTATGTGAAAAGTATTATAAATATAAAGAAGGTAATATGGAAAATAAGGATATAAAAGAGATGTTTGCGGAAGTAGCTGAGAAAGCGGTAAAAGAAGATATTAGTGAAGATTCTATTTTGAACTCTAGGAAAGTTGCTGATATTGACCACTACAAATTGTGTCCATTTCGTTCAATAGATGTGGATGATTGTCCATTGTGTAAGCTTGCAAAGATATAGGAATTATGAAAACTTTTAAGAATTTTGTAACTTTATCAGAAGATATAACAGAATCTATAAATGATCTTTGCGAAGCATCATTACATAGAAGTGAATACGGTTATGGCCATCAAGCAGTTTTAAAAACAGCAAAAGTAGATGGTTTTGTTAAAGCATTAACCGCTGCAGGTATAAAAACTAATGTTGATGGTAATACCATTTTTGTTAAAATAGATAAAAAAAAGAATTTACCTGTTGTAGAAGTAGGAAAAGATAAAGATATCGTTACGTTTTTAGCTATCGGTAAAAAAGAATTTAAATTGATTGGTAATCCTACGGGTTATTTTAATCATTATAAAAGTAGTGATGGAATTAATTGGGCTACACCACAAATGGAAACTGCTGCTTGTATTGGTTTATTTTTAGACGGTGAAAAGATGGCTAAGGATGTTGCAGATGGTAAGAATATTGAAACATGGAAAAAGAAAGTTGTTTCCGCTTTGAATAAAAATTATGATTGGTTTGATAAGGGACAGAAAGATATTTTAGATAACATGACAAATATTTCCATAGGTGATTTAAATTCATTAGCTGCATTTGCTTCTGGTATGACTACTTTTAAAAAATCAATTGTACCTTTTTCAAAGCTACATATGATTCATGGTAGAATTGGACAATATTATGGTGCAGAAAGAGAGAATCAGAGTGTGTCAGGTAACAAAGATAATACAGCTGATATGATAATATCTGATTCATCACCAGACAAAACAATAGAAGCAATGGGTAGTAAAAAGGCAAAATATTCCAAAAAGAATGGCCAGGTTACGGTAGGTGATGTTAAGTTATTTCAAGTGTCTTTGAAAAAATCATTAACTGGAGCTCAACTTGGAAAAATAACTAAAAATGTTTTGGATAGATATGGTATTAGTTCTGATATATTATTTAATACTATAATAGAGTCGAACAATATTAATGAAGGGTTTCTGTCATGGATAAAAAACATTGGTAATAAAGTTCTGGATGTGTTTCAACAACTTTATTCAAAATTAACAAAGATGTTTACGAAAGTTACAAACACTCTTTTATCACCTTCCAGCTGGCAAAAACAAGCACAGAAAGATGAAAAGGAATTTCAAGAATTAACAGGTATTGAAGGTTTATCGGAATGCTTTATGATTTCAGATAATGAAATGGTTTTGAATGAATCACTATTGGTTGAGAAAAAAGGTGATATTTCTGATAAATTAAAAAATATTAAAAAAGCTAATAAGCAAAAACTTCTTGCAAAAGTAAATACAAGATTAGGTAAGGTAAAAAAAACATTTAAATCAGATACTTTAATATTTAAAAAAGATGGTGATTTGAAAAAACTTCCAACCAAACCTGATGATATCTTTAAGTTATTTTCAAATTATGTATCAATGCAAGTTGTGATTGATGTAATGGGTGGTGGTGATTATAACAATAAACAACTTGTGAAAGAAATTATTGATTTACAAAGAGAGATGTATTTTGGTAGAACTGAGCTACCTCTTTGGAAAGTATATGGTGCAAGCAGTGTTGGTGATACATCAACATATAGTTATTTGTCAACAGGACAAGAATTTGTAAATAAGAAAATTAAAAGATTGACAGGAAAAGAAATTATATTGTGTGGATTCAGAGCTAATCTAAATTCATCTAAAGTGTATTACACAATGCAGTGTTCATTTGTTCTTGGTATTGATGATGATGGTACACCTAATTACAATTTATTAAGAACGGGAACAAATTCAGCTGGTAGATATTCTTTTGTTGTTGAAGGCACAAAAGAACACAATTATGAGTATTTTCAAAAAGCATATATGTAAACCACTACAAAACAACAGTTTAGAAGGATATTTTTTTCTTGACAAATAAGAAAAAGTATGTTATAATATACATAGAAAATAAAATAATATCGAGAAAAAATGAAATCGTACAAAGAATTATTAAGTGAAGATAAAAATACGCACATGGAACACCTTGAAGATGAAATCATCAACAATGGTGTTAAAGGTGCGAATACAGCAATAGAGTTTTTAAATTCCCTCAACGATATGTTGGTAGGTGGGAAAAGTAAAACTAATATTACTGTAAAGTGGGATGGAGCCCCAGCAATATTTGCTGGTATCAATCCAGAGAACGGAAAGTTTTTCGTTGCAATAAAATCATTGTTCAACAAGGCCCCCAAAATTAATTATACAGACGCAGATATAAGTGCGAATCATGGATCAGGTGGGCCCGCAGATAAAATAAAACTTGCATTGAAATACTTACCCGAACTCGGAATTGATGATGGTGTCTATCAGGGTGACATTATGTTTTCTAAAGGTGATTTGAAGAGACAAACTATTGATGGACAAAGTATGTTGACTTTTGGGCCTAATACTATCACCTATGCTGTACCCGAAGATAGTGACTTAGCTTCAGAAATGAGAAAAGCACATCTTGGAGTTGTATGGCACACGAAGTATACAGGAAACAGCATTGATTCATTGTCTGCATCTTATGGTGTATCTGCAAGTACGTTTAACAAAACCAAAAATGTTTGGTTTGACGATGCATACTTAGATACTGCAAATGCAGCTACGTTCACTTCTAGTGAAACAAAAACACTTGGAAATAAAATTAATATGATTAAAGGTTCTGTAAAGAAAGCAGGAACTTTTTTAAATGAACTTTCCAAAGACAAAACTAAATGGGGATTGGCCCCATTGATGAAAGTATTTTTTAATACTAAGATTCGGTCTGGTGCTAAAATATCCGATACAAAGAAACTTGTTAAAGAGTTTCAACAATATTATATGGATAGAATGAGTGCAGAGATTGACTCAAAGAAATCCGATAAAGGTAAACAAAAATATAAAGATATTCAGAAAGAACAAGAAAAGATTTTAAGAAAATTTAAAACTGAATTGTATTTTACTATGGCTACTTACTTGGGTATTATTGAAGCAAAAGAAATGGTCATTAGAAAATTGGAAACAATTCAAGGTATTGGAACATTCCTAAAGACAGCTGATGGTTTTAAAGTAACAGCTCCAGAGGGATATGTTGCAATTGATTCTGCTGGTGGTGCTGTTAAGTTGGTAGATAGACTTGAATTTTCTCATGCAAACTTTACAATCGCTAAGGATTGGTAAGGAGATATTATGTTAGAAGACTTATTAGAGCTAAGAAGAATACTAGATAGATTTATTGCCAAGTATCAAGAACAAGACAAATATCGTTTTGAGCATGACCCTAGACTTGAAGAGGATTTTGCAATACAAGGTGATGATAGGCTGGAAAAACTAGGACAAACACTTTTAAAACTTAGAAAGGAAGATGACAATAATGAGGAAGGTGGAAAAACTGAATATCCAAAAGAATGGAGAGGAAACGATATCTATTA